ATTTAAAATTTCATGCTGCAAAATTGGAAAAGGAAAGGCGGGTACGGAAAAAGCGTTTTCATCTTGGAAAAAAAACAGTGTTAACAAGGACGTATTTTTTCCAACTTGGAAAGAATACGTTCCAACATGAAAAGCCGTTTTCCACAGGTGGTGTTGAAATATGACCTTTGCTGCGTAAACGAAAGGAAGCGATATGCCAAGCAAAGAATACTACCGTAAATTGAAGAAGGAAGCGCACGACCTTTATGTACGTGAAGGAATGACGTGCAAGGAGATTTCCACACGAATAAACGTGTCGGAAAGGTCTGTTTCAAGCTGGATTAATGAGAATGACGCACTTTGGAAAAAAGAGCGTCAGGCATCTGTTATTTCGTCACAAAAACAGGGTGACAACCTGAAACAGATTATCAACATTCTTGCAGACCAAAAACTGGAGCTGCTGCGCATGATTGACGAAGCCATTACCGAAGGTGATAGTGACAAGGTGCTCGAACTACGAAAACAGGCGGCTACGCTTGATAACAGTGTGGCGCAATGGGGAAACCAGCTCAAGGAGGTGGACAAAAAGAACCGGATTACGCTGGCTATTTACATTGATGTCATGAGCCGTATATTCGATGCGATGAAGGTGTACAATGCAGACCTTTATTTTAAAACACTGGACTTTCAGGAGAACCACCTTTATGAAGCCGCAAAAATGTTGGGATAATGAAAGTCGAAGATAGCAAAGCCCTCAAAGAGTATCAGGAGAAGTTAAAACGTGCACGGTGCACAGGCAACCTGATTGATCCGGACGAATCTCTGACAGTTCGGATGAACCGCATACAGCGTGCCAAAAATGACGTCAAATACCTTGTTGAAACTTATCTTCCGCATTATGCGACAGCGGATTGTGCGGACTTTCAGATCGCTCATGCCAATAAGGTGATGAACGATCCGATTTACAAGGGATATGCCGAATGGGGACGCGGACTTGCAAAGTCGGTGTGGAACGATGTGATTATTCCCCTATGGTTATGGATTAACGGTGAGACGTTTTATATGTGTATCGTTTCCGATACGTTTGACCGCGCTTGTGACCTGCTGGAAGATTTGCGTGCGGAATTCGAGGCAAACGAACTTTTGAAACACGACTTTGGCGAGCAGTATAATCCGGGATATTGGGAAAAGGGAAACTTTGTAACGATGAACGGCTTTATTTGCAAGGCGTTCGGTGCGAAGCAAAAGGTTCGCGGACTTCGTAAAGGTGCGCACCGTCCGGACTTGTGGGTGATCGACGACTTGGAGACACCGCAGACTATCAAAAATAACCGGATGCAGGATGATTATGCGGACTGGATCGAAGCGGACATACTGGCAACCATGACGGGAAAGCGCAGACGTCTGATAGGTGCTAACAACCGTTTTGCATCCCGGATGGTTCAGACATTGTTAAAACAACGGCATCCTGATTGGGATTGGAACTTGGTGAAGGCTTATGATCCGGTAACGTATGAACCAGCGTGGAAATCGATGTATTCCGCCCAGTTCTATCGTCAACAGGAAAAAGACATGGGTATTCTCGCGGCACACGCGGAGTATAACCATGTCCCGCTTGTCAAAGGTAGAATATTCAAGCCCGAAATGGTGAAGTGGGGAAAACTCCCAGACTTGCACACGATGAATGCGATTGTAGCACATTGGGACATTGCGTATGCCGGGACAGATACAAGTGACTTTAACGCATGTAAGATTTGGGGACGGCACAGGAATGAATTTTGGCTGATTGATGGTTTTGTCAAACAGTCAAAAATGAAACTATGTGTACAGTGGATGTGCATGAAGCAGGCGGAATTTAAGGCGCGGGGCATTATCTGTTTTTGGCAATATGAGAGTCAATTCTGGAATGATGAAGTTAAACGGAACATTGAGGAAGCTGAAGCGGAAACGGGGGTGGAGCTTAATTTGGTTCCAATACAAACTCCCAAAACGATGACCAAGTTGCTTCGTATGCTTTCCATGCACCCGTATTATCAGAACGGTCGTATGTATGTCAATGAACTGCTAAAGTCAAACCCTGACATAGCTGTCGGCTTAAAGCAATTGTATGCGGTTGAACCGGGTATGACAGAACATGACGACAGTCCGGATGCCGATGAACAGGCGGTGAAGAAACTTGAAATATACACTGATCCCCCACAATCAGAGGATGAACCCGCGTCACGACCGTGGAAAGCGGGAAGATATAAACGTAAATACACTTGGTAACTATGAAGTACATCAACATGGATGATCTGACAACCATCATACAGAATCGGTTGCTGATCGAAAGTATAGAGAAAGAAGAAGAGATACTGGCAGGGATTGAAGACCTTGTCATAAGTGAAGTGTGCGCCTATATCGGTGGTCGTTACGACGTGGGGAAAATATTTGGTGATCCTCCGATCCGGACAGGGTTGTTGGTACGTGTGGTCGCATGTATCACAGCCTGTCGTGCTGTCAGCCGGAATGCAACCCGTAAAGTTCCGGATTCCTTGTCGGGCTTGAACGATTGGGCAGACGGCATACTTGTCAAACTGCGCGACGGGATCATGACTTTGCCACAGGATATTCCCCCGGTAACGGATGAAGACGGGAACGCGCAATATCCCATATTATACGGGCACACGCGCAATGGTGGATGGTTTCTTTAAATAGTTTTTAAATCGCTTTTAAAAGGTATGTTATGTACAAAAAATTAAGAGAAATATTCAACTGGTTTCAACAGAAGGCTATTCGTCGGATGAACCTGAAGAATGTACTCAATGAGTATTATTATCGAATGGACAGCAGTGGGTTGCCAACGTCAGGAACAATGTATAAAAGGCAGGCTGTTGTTTATCGGGAAAAGACCATTGACGACTGGATCATGTCAGTGACCGCAGCTACCGATCCGGATGATCCCAGACGTGGTTTATTATACCGCTTTTTTCAGTCGTTATATAACGATGAACATTTGCAGACGACCATTGACAATCGCGTCTTACCTGTGCAACAGGCAAAATATAACCTTGTGGATGATAATGACAATGAAGATGAGGAAGCAAAAAAATTACTGGATCGTCCATGGTTTCACCAGCTTATCAGAATCTGTTTTCTGCATCAGTTACAGGGGGTATCACTTGCCGATCTTTCCCACCTTGATGATAATTTGGAAATTAGCCATGTCGAAGAAATTCCCATGTCAAATTACATTCCACAACAACAAATCATCATCAGGGAGGAATCAGACCAGACTGGATGGTCGTACAAAGACGGTGCGCTTGAACCGTACTATGTACAATTCGGGAATCCGTGGTCGCTGGGGATGCTCAACGAACTGGCGGTCATCATTCTTGCCAAGAAATTAGGATTGGGGGCATGGATGAATTATATCGAAAAATATGGTGTTCCGCCCGTCTTTGTTACTTCAGACAGAATGGATAAAAAGCGGATGGACGAATTATTCGAAATGATGACGGACTTCAGGAATAATTTCTTTGCTGTGCTGCAAGGAAACGAAACGGTCGAGTATGGGAAAGAAGCCGGGGGAAACACAACCAATGCTTTTTTACCGTTAGAGGAACGATGTGACAACCAGATCAGTAAACGTTTGCTGGGTCAGACGGGAACAACTGAAAACGGTGCGTGGGAAGGTACGGCAGAAGTACATGAACGTGTTGAAAAATCGCGGCACGAATATGATAAAATGTTGTTCCAGTTTTATTTCAATTACATTATCATTCCCAAACTGGTAAAGATCAGCCCGGTATACAAACCGCTTGAAAGGCTGAAACTGAAGTGGGACGACACGGAAAGTTTGTCTATCACGGAATACATCGAAGCAATCAACAAGCTGGCTTATACCTTTGAGTTTGACCATGAAGAAGTTGCTAAAAAAACAGGTTTGCCGATCATTGGTCAAAAGAAAAATCCCGGTGGTGAGCAGCAGGGAGGAACATTGCCGAATCAGCCCCAAACAGACCCTCAAAAAAAAAAGACCGAACCGGACGATGAAACGGTAACGTCGCCTGTCATGGAAGCCGGGGAGTATGATTTCAGCAGTATCATCGGAAGAGTGATGAAACAGGTTTACGAACGTAAAGTTAAGACAGGGAATATTGACGGGGAATTATTCAGAAAGACATACGAGGAACTGAATAAGAAGGCGGCTGAAGGATGGGGAGAAGACGACTATAATGATCCGGAACAGGCGGAAGAACCTCAACGGATACGTGACAACTTGTTCAAATTCTCCGGAGCGAAGACGTATCAGGAAATTAAGGAGATGAATGATGCCCTTTATGATGATAAGGGGAAAAAACTTTCTTATGAGGACTTCCGGGAAAAGGTTATGGCAATTCATAAAGACTATAATGAGAATTACCTTCGCACGGAATTTGAAACGGCAGAAACAAGCGGCAGACGCGCCAGTGAATGGCAGGAGTTCAAGGAGAATGCGGATATAATGCCTAACCTGAAGTATGTGACTGCCGGGGATGAACGGGTAAGAGAATCACATAGGATACTGGATGGTGTCGTAAAACCTATTAACGATCCGTTTTGGCTGCAGAACTACCCGCCCAACGGATATCGGTGCAGGTGTTATGTCGAACAAACGGACGAACCGGAAACGCCTGCTACGCCTATTGTGACGATACCGGATGCTTTTGCGAATAACGTAGGTCAATCCGGTGAGATATTCACGGTTGCACATCCTTATTTTTCAATGCCAGACAATGACCTGATAAAAATCAGGAAAGAGACGGAGCGGAATAAAATATACGCCCCTTACCATCGTGATCCGGAATCGAAAGTGATGATCA